TTTGCTTATGATTCTAGTGCAAATAGATGGGCACTTGAAACAGGATTAAACGATAGTGCTTCAGTAATTACTCCTGATGCATTTATGGGTGTAATTCAAGAAGGAACATCAGCTCCAAGTACAGCTCCAGTATATGGTGCAGCAAATGGATTTGGTACAGTATTTGTAAATAGTAATGACGGAAATATATATATTTGGTCATAATAAAATGTTTAAAATAGTTATGGGGTTAATTGATAAAATTAATAAAAACAACCAAGAAAAGTTAATAAAGGAAATTCCCAAAAATGATATTGAAGATATATTATTAAATAATGATGAATTAACGTTCATGTTAAAAATAATAAAAGATTCAACATTTAAAGGAGAACAAATAGAAGTTATATATAACTTAACTTGGAAAATCCAACAAGCATTATTATCTTTAAGAGATAACAAGTAATTATTTTTTTTCGTAGATTTAAAATATTTATACTTGATATTATTGGCCCGTAAGGGAAGTGGACAGGCAATCCTGTAGCCAACCATAATAAAAAATAAATGCCTAACTGGAAAAAACTTATTGTTAGTGGTTCTGATGCCACTCTAAATTCTCTTGAAGTAGGTTCTGCTACTATTAGTAGTGGTGCTATGACGGGATCTTTTACAGGTTCATACGCAGGTGATGGTTCATCTTTAACAGGCATTTCAGCAGGCTCTCCATCCTTTTTTGGTAATTTCCAAGATATCACAAGTAATATCACAATCCCAATAGCTTATTATTCTAAAATGTTCGGTCCATTGACTGTTAATGCAGAAATAATAGTAGGAGCGGGTTCAATTTTAGTAATAGAGGATTTAGAATAAAAATATTTATAAACGATGAGTATATTAAAAGTAGGTAGCATATCACCAAATTCAGGAGCCAAAGTAAATATCACTGGTAGTACTTTACTAGTAACAACAGCAAGTGGTCACTTTAGTGGTTCATATTCAGGTGATGGGTCAGGATTAACTGGCGTATCAGGGTTCCCTTTTACAGGATCAGCAGCTACAGTATCCGGATCTTTAATTGTTACAGGTAGTACAGCATTAGCATTTAGAGTTAGTGGTAGTTCAACGTTTACAGGTAGTGTATTTGTTAGTGGTACCGTAAGCGGTTCATTTATAGGTGATGGTTCAGGCCTATCAGGTATATCATCAGCACCCTTTCCATTTTCAGGATCTGCAGAAATAACAGGATCATTAAATGTAACTGGATCTGCTTTTGTAACTTCATTAACAGAAACATCAGCATTAAGATATAAAAAATCTGTTAAATCCCTAAAAAAACAATCTACTAATGTTTATAAACTAAGACCTGTTCATTTTGAATGGAAGAATAATAGTAAAGGAGATATAGGGTTAATAGCGGAGGAAGTACAAAAAATCTACCCCGAATTAGTTTCTATGGGTATAGACGGACAAGCAGAAGGTATAAGTTATACTAAATTAACCTCTGTACTAATTAAAACAGTTCAGGAATTAAGTGCTCGTATAGATAAATTAGAAAAGAAAAAATAAATAAAAAAAGTTATGGCAATTCAACAAACAAAGATTACAGAAGAAGAGTTAAAAGAGTTAGAAAATTTTCAACAAACTATTAATGCAATAACCTATCAATTAGGTCAATTATCATTAAGAAAGTTAAATTTAGAATCCGAAGAAAATAATCTAAAAACCCAATATTCCGACTTATTATTAACAGAAAGAAAATTAGGTGATAAATTAAAAGAAAAATACGGTGATTCGCAAATAGATTTAAAAACCGGTGAATTAATACAATCAGAATAATATTCTTTAAACTTCCTTATATATTTATTAATAGACAAAATAATTCAATAAAAAAATGGCTGAAACTTTACTTTCCCCAGGAATATTAACACGTGAAAATGATCAAACGTTAATAACACAGGGTCCTATAACCGCAGGTACCGCTATATTAGGTCCTACAATTAAAGGCCCCGTTGGTATACCAACGTTAGTAACTTCCTATAGTGACTATAAAAGTGTATTTGGTGCTGCATTTGAAAGTGCTAGTGTTACTTATGAATACTTAACTTCAATTGCTGCTAATAATTATTTCCAACAAGGTGGAGAAACAATGCTTGTTACTAGAATAGTTTCAGGTACGTTTTTACCATCAATTGGTCAAATTGCTGCTTTAGGTACAGGTTCTGGAGATTATACGACAGCTTCATTTACATTAGAAACTTTATCTCAAGGAGAGATAATGAACAACTCCGGTAGTGTTTCTACTAGTGGATCATTATTAAGCGGATCAGGAGATAATGTTAGATTTGAAATAGCAAATGTTGATTCAGGAAGTGGGCAATTTAATTTATTGATTCGTCAAGGAAATGACACTAATGCTAACAAAATTATATTAGAATCTTGGTCAGGTTTGTCTTTAGATCCAAATTCTAATAACTATATAGAAAGAACAATTGGTAACCAAAGAAAAACATTTTCTACTTTAGACGGTGGCCAAATCAATGTTACAGGATCATTTATAAACAATAGTAGATACGTAAGAGTATCTGCTGTAAATAGTCCTACATTTAATTATTTTGATAACGAAGGTAATTTTAAACCAGAATTTACATCATCTTTACCAAAAATAGGTAGTGGTAGTTATTTAAACCACCTACAAGAAGGTTCATTTACAGGAGCTAAAGGTAAAGTATATGGAGGTGGAGCTAATGGAAATACTGCACTCGGAATGTTTGAAAACATTAGTGTAGCAAGTATTCAAGGTTTAGAACCTGCTTATTATACAGCTTCAATTGCTTTATTAGAAAATCAAGATGAATACGATTACGAATTATTAGTAGCACCTGGTGTTACAACACAAAATGGAGCCGGAACTGTTACATCATTAATCTCTACAGTTCAAAATAGAGGAGATGCAATGACAATAATTGATTCTGTAAATTACGGATCAAATATATCAACAGTTGTAACTAACGCAGCAACACAAGATTCAAGTTATGCAGCTACTTACTGGCCATGGGTTCAAGTATTATCAAACGAAACAGGTAAATTAGTATATGTACCTGCTTCAACAGTAATACCTGGAGTATATGCAACAAATGATAGATTAGGAGCTGAATGGTTCGCACCCGCTGGATTCAATAGAGGTGGTGTTGGTGGAACAATTCAAGCAGAAAGAAAATTATCTCCAACTAATAGAGATACTTTATATCTAGGAAAAGTTAATCCAATAGCAACATTCCCAGGACAAGGACCAGTAATATTTGGTCAGAAAACACTACAATCTAAAGCAACATCTCTAGATAGAGTAAATGTTCGTAGATTGTTAATTGAACTGAAACGTGTAATTGGAAATGTAGCAGAAGGATTATTATTTGAACAAAATACCTCGGCTACAAGAAATAGATTCATAAATCAGGTTAATCCTTATTTAGAATCAGTACAACAAAGACAAGGATTATATGCCTATAGAGTGCAAATGGATGCAGCTAACAATACAGCTGATGTAATTGACAGAAATCAAATGGTAGGCCAGATATTTATCCAACCAACTAGAACAGCTGAATTTATCATCTTAGACTTTAACATTACTCCAACGGGAGTAGAGTTTTAAAAAAACTAAATAGACAATATTTATAATAAACAGAAAATAACATGGCAGTAATAGATCCAAACGAAATAATGTTCACCGCATTCGAACCTAAAGTACAAAACAGGTTTATAATGTATATTGATGGATTACCATCTTATTTAATAAAATCAGCGACAGCTCCGGGATATGAAGCAGGTGAAATCATATTGGACCACATCAACGTTTACCGTAAGGTAAAGGGTAAAGTACGTTGGAATGACATGACAATCGGTCTATATGATCCCGTAACTCCATCAGGTGCTCAGGCAGTAATGGAATGGGCTCGTTTAGCACACGAATCAGTAACCGGAAGAGATGGTTATTCTGATTTTTATAAAAAAGATTTAACATTAGACATCCTAGGACCTGTTGGCGATATCGTCGGAGAATGGGTAATTAAAGGAGCTTATGTTAAAAACGCAACATTTGGAGAATACGATTGGGCTAATGAAGCCGCAATTGATTTAAGTTTAACTCTTGCAATGGATTATTGTATATTAAACTTCTAATAACTTTTTACCCCTCCTACCCCTGGATTAGGTGCTCTTTTGAGCACCTTTTCCTTTTTTATATATTTATATCCACAAAATATAGTTATTAAATGGAAAACGTTACAGAAAAATCAAAATTTAAGTTTCCTACAGAGGTAGTTGATCTACCTTCCAAAGGATTAATTTATCCTAAAGATAACCCCTTATCATCAGGTAAAATTGAGATGAAGTATATGACGGCTAGAGAGGAAGATATCCTAACTAACCAAAATTATATTTCAAAAGGAATAGTTTTAGATAAACTTCTTGAATCATTAATTGTATCTAAAGTTGATTATAAGGATATTATAATAGGAGATAAAAATGCATTATTAATTGCATCTCGCGTATTAGGATATGGTAAAGATTATAGTTTTAGAGCTCAAAGTAAAATTACTAATAAAATAGAAGATTTTACTATTGATTTAACTACTTTAAATGACAAAGAATTAAAAAAGAAAGATTTAAAAGAAGTTGGTATTAATGAATTTGAATATACATTACCAACTACTAATAAATTAATTACATTTAAATTATTAACTCATGGAGATGAGGTATCTATTGCTAAAGAAGTAGCAGGTCAAAACAAAATTAGACCCGGTTCAAACCCTGAAATATCTACTAGGTTAAAATATATTATAACTTCTATTGATGGAGATAGTGATAAAAAAACTATTAGGGAATTTGTAGATAATTATATGTTAGCTAAAGATTCTAGATCATTAAGAGAAGAAATTAAAAGAATATCACCAGATGTTGAGTTAAAGTATCACGGGGAAGATGGCGAGGAGGACATCAACATCCCCATAGGTCTTAACTTTTTTTGGCCTGACGCCTAATTATAGGCAAAATTTATTTAGTCAAATGCATGAAATTGTGTTCCATGGTAATGGTGGTTATGATTGGCATACCTTATATGATATGCCTATTTGGTTAAGAAATTTTACTTTTAAAAAAATAGAGGAATTTTATAAAAAACAAGAAGAAGCTCAAAACAAAAACTCTAATACATTAAAAAATCCAAAAGAAATATCAAGACCTGATATAAACCCCAGTAATGTATATAATGCAACGGTGCCTACTAAAAAGTAGGCACTTTTCATATTTATATTAGAGAAACCCTATATAATGGCTGACGGAACAGAAGAAATTAAAAAAGAATTAAATAGAGTAGCTGAAGAGGCTGCTGCTATATTTCAGGATGCTTTAACTAGCATTGCTGCTACTTTTGGTGAAAAACTAAGAGAAGAAACATCTACTTTAGATGATGCACAAAAAACTCTCCTTAGAAATTTTAAAAATAATATAGCTTCAACAGCTCGAGGAGCTTCATCATTACTTGATATTCAATCAAAATTAAGAGATGGTTCTATTAAACAAAGAGATTTAGATAAAGCTAAAGCTTCAATAGATTCCCAAATTAACAAATTAAGTGTAGACAAAATTGCACTGTTAAAATCAGGAGTAGAATTATCTAATAAAGAAAATGAAAGAGCCAAAGATGCAATAAAATTTGCTGAAGATAGAAAAGCAGAATTACAGGAAATTGAAGATATTCAAAATAAAATTAATAGAGAATTAGGAATTTCAGGTGGGCTTTTTTCTGCTATAGATAAAATATTTAAATCAATAGGAATAAGTAATCCTTTTGGAGAAGCTTTAGAAAAAACTAAAGCAGCTAGAGGAGCAATTGCTCTTAATAATAAAGAAATTAAAGATTTAGGTAATAGTGATAAAAAACGTGTTAAGTTTTTAAAAGAACAAAATGAAACTTTGCAATCCCAAACTTCTCTTGCTGATAATATAGCAGAAAGTTTTAGTCTTACTAATTTATATAGTGCTGCTGCTCTTTTAGTATTAAATAAAATGGTTGGAGCCTTTCAAAGATTAAATGAAGCTCAAGTTGCATCTCTTAGAAATACAGGAGAGATTGTTAATATAAATCAACAATTTAATGATTCATTATTATTAGGTGCTGATTACTTAGATCAAATTAATTCTTTAACAGAACAATTTGGTTTTAATACAACTAAAGCTTTTGATGCTTTAAATATAGAGGAAGCTGCAGAATTAACTAAATTTATGGGCTTAGCAGCTGGAGAAGCTAATGCTCTAGCTTTAAATGCCCAAATAAGTGGTGAAAATTTAAAAGAAGGAGCAGATCAAGCTGTTAGAGCTATTAACCCTGCATTCTCACAAAGAAAAATACTACAAGATATAGCTAAACTCTCAGCATCTATTGCAATTTCATTTGGAAACAGCAATGTTGCATTAGCAAAAGCAGCTTCAGATGCTAAAGAATTAGGATTAAATTTAGATCAAGTTGATAAAATAGCGGGAGGTTTATTAGATATTGAAAGCTCAATAGCTAAAGAATTTGAAGCAGAAGTTATATCAGGTAAACAATTAAATTTAGAACGAGCAAGATATTTTGCTTTAACTAATGATTTAGCAGGAGTAACAAAAGAGTTAACTAATCAAGGGATTACACAAAAATCCTTTGCTGAATCTAATAGAATAGAACAAGAAGCAGTAGCTGGGGCTATTGGTTTAAGTAGAGATGAATTAGCTGCTTCCTTACGAGAACAAGCTTTACTTAGTACCATGTCTGCTGAAGAAATTAAAGCTAAGGAAGCATCTGATTTAAAGGCATTAACTGCACAACAAATGCTAAATGATTCTATAGCTAAAATGGCAGAAATTGTTGCAATACCTGCAGCTGCTTTTGCTGCTATAGCTAGTTCTACAGCAGGGATGGTTGTTATTTTTGCTGCTTTAACTCCATTAATAGCCTCATTTGCTGTTAAAGCTGTAACTGCAGCTGTTGCAACCTTATCTATGAAAGGATTTATTGGTGTTGCTTTAGTTGCTGGTTTGCTAGGAGCAATAGCTTTAGCTACTAAAAGTGTAAATTCTCAACAAGTTGAAGATGGTATAGCACCATCATCAAAAGGCCCATTTACTATTACAGATAGTTTTGGTGCAACTGCAATCACAGCTAAAGGAGATGGATTAGCAGTATCACCAAATATTTCAAGAGAAAATACTAGAAATAACAACACTCAACTTGATTATGAAAAATTAGCTAACGCAATTGCTATGGGTGCTGAAAAAGGTACATCTCGTGCTAATGTAACAACTAATTTAGATGGATCAAAAGTATCAAACAGAATACAAGCACCATTAGCAATGAGTACAAGGAAATATTCAGTTTAAAATATTTATAATAAATAAAATACATTAATTATGACAAAACCAATATTAGGACAACAATTAACATCGACTTTTAGTCCAGATGGGACTGGTGATCCTGTAGTACCATCTGCTTCAGAACAAGCTAAATCAACACTACATGATATTACTTCAGCAGATAATATCCCACCACTTCCTTATAAAGGTCCCGCACCACTTAAATTTCAGAATCCATTAGTAGATTCACTTTTAAATGGAGAATCATCACTTACAAGAGTAAAATACATAGATAATTTACCTCGATAATGGCAATATCCCCTTCTGGATCATTATTAGATATTTATAGTAACCCCCAAAGTTTCCAATATCAATCGAAAAATTTAAAATACGATAAAGATATTAGAGGTGGCGGTTACTCAGGGCAACCTTGGATTAAAAGGATTGCACCTGATAGTATCGATAATTTAAATTCTTTAACATCACAGGCACTTAGTCTGGATTATCCAATTCGTGGGGGTTCATATGAAGAAATTGCAGCAAGAGAAGATTTTGCTAGAATAGATCGTTTTTTATTATCTTACCCTGGAGGTCAAGCTTTTTTAGATAAACAAGCAGGTTTAATGCTATCTAACCCAAGAATGCCAATGGCACAATCGGGTGGACTCTTTGCAAATCAAGCATATAGTGATGGTCGTAATTTAATGACGCAAATAGCTGATGCTGGAACAGGAATAAGAAATCCTAATGCTGGAATAGATATAAATGTTTTAGAAAGGTTTGAAAATAAATATGAATATGTAACTGCTACTACTCCTACTAATGAAAATAGATTAGTATTATTAAAAGACCTTAAACTATCTCAACCACCACCATCCACAATAAGTTCAATAAACCAAATTGGTACTATTACTAATAACTTATTAGGTACTATACAAAGCTTAGTTAATGATGCTCCCTCTATATCCCCCACTGTTTCTTCAACACAATTAAACGTTGCAACGAAATTAGGGATAAACACCGTTACTTCTGGTGAATTATTCAATTACACAGGTGGGCCCGGTTCATTATATGGGATTGTAAATAATACGTTGATATTAAAAGCTACAAACTCTAAAAATGCTTTTATTGATACTAGTAGAGCTCAAAGATGGATTGGAGGATTTGGAGAAGAAGACACAAGAACATCAGTTACAAAAAATATATATGGGGAACAGGTACAAGGTAGACCATTAGTAAATTTAGCTTTATCCAAACATTTAGGTGTTAGTTTAAAATACAATTTATCACAACCATTAATAGGAATAAATGCAAATGATGATACTGAAACCTTATTTAGGCAATCTGGAGATGGTTTTATTAGAGCTGATCAAGAACCCCCACAAAATAACGAAAATCAATTTAGTTATACAATGGGCTATCAAACCCTTGTAAACCAAATTCCTAATAGATTAAATAGTTTAAAACCTAATCAAGATTTTAGAAAAGATGTTATAGATCCTTCATTAGTTCAATCTAGAGATTATACAAATCCTAATGTTAATATAGCAACAAGAGTAGGAATAGGGGATCCAGGTAGCAGACCTGAAAATTTAAGAAAAAATCCTGATGCTCCTTATAGAAGTGGGCAAGATAGCGTTAACATGAAGGATATTGTTAAAGGTGTAGGCTTTAGTCCTTTTACTAAAGATTATGGTACGAGAGATTTAATTAAATTTAGTTTTGAAACAATTTTAAATTCTAATACAAATTTAGTTAATGCAACCCATTTTAGAGCATATTTGTCAGGATATAATGATAGTCATAGTGCTGAATGGAGTGCTAAAAGATATTCAGGTAGAGGTGAAAATTTTTACACTTACCAAGGAGTTGATAGAGATGTAAGTTTTAATTTTAAAGTAGCAGCTCAATCAAAACAAGAAATGAAATTTCTTTATAGAAAATTAAATTATTTACTTTCAACTTTATATCCTGACTATAGCAGTGCTGGATCTATGAGAGGTAATATAACTAAATTAACAATAGGAGATTTATTTGTTAGACAAGCTGGAGTTTTAACTAGTTTAAATTTAACTGTAGCTGATGATTACCCATGGGAAATAGCCTTTCAAGAAAATGTAGCTGCTGGTGGTGTTGGAGAATTAGTAAATGAAGATTTAAAAATGTTAGAAGTTCCTCAAATTATAGATGTAGCTGTAAGTTTTAAACCTATTTTAAACGTATTACCACAAACAGGATTTGACATTGATAGTGGAAATAATAAACAATCTCCAATATTGATTGCTTCACAAGGAAGCTCAGCTAATAAATTTTTAGGAAACACCTAATGGCAGGAAGATATCAAAATATAGGAACTCAAAAAACTACTAATGGTGAAACAATTTATTTGCCAACTAAGTACCCAACACTTGTCCCCTCAAATGATGATTATTATATTATAGCGAGAGAAGAAGATAGATTTGATTTAATTGCAAATGATTTTTTTGGTGACCCTACTTTATGGTGGGTTGTAGTAATGGCTAATGATTTACCTGGTGATTCAATGTATGCACCACCTGGCTTCCAATTAAGGGTACCTGGAAATCTAAATAATGCTTTAACTGCATATGATGTTGAAAACAGTACAATTTAAAAAATGTTATGGCTACTAAATATAAAAATATTGTTGGATCTGCTTTTCTCCCTCATATAAAAAAACAATTTGACACTCGATCATCTATAGTTAAAAAGAAAACAAGATCAAATTCAGATCTTCAATACCTTACAAATAGAAATGCTTGGTTTAGATTAAGTTCCTCAGCAGAAACAACAAATGTTATTCCTCCTCAAGAAATCCCTAACCCTTATGGCCCTCAAGAAGAAGGAGCAACTCCTAGAGATGAAATTGAAAGACAAAATTTAGACAAGTTAGCAGCTTTTAATAATAGTTTTAGTGGGGGTTCTGCTAAAAATAATGTTTTACAAGGGGGTACCATAATATCTGGTGATAACAATTCTACTAATTTAAGAAAAGGTTTTAAAAGTACCTATTCAAAAGGACCAACTGATGATTTAGGTTTAAGACCTATGCCTGGTATTACGGGTATTACTATAGGTACAGGAGGAAAATGGCAAACTTTAATGCAAGCAGATGTTGAAATTATTTGCTATGATTTAGATCAACTTAATGAAATGTCTAAACTCTATATGAGTTTAGGTGTAACCTGTTTTTTAGAATGGGGGCACGTTCCCTATTTAGATAATTCAGGTAAACTAATTAACCAAAACCCTAATTTGGATTTTTTTGGTGAAAAAGATAAAAATCAACTAATAAAATCAATTTCTAAAAAAAGAGAAGCTACTGGTGGTAATTATGACGGTTTTGTAGGTACTGTTTATAATTTTAGTTATCAAGGAGATAAGGATGGGGCGTATCTATGTAAGGTGCAACTTATGGGTGCCGGTGGTATGGTAGAATCCTTAAAGATAAACACAGCTTTTAATATTGATTTTACAAATGCATCTGATTCTAATGCTAGCGATAAGTATTTTTGCACTTTAGATAATGCCTTAGCTTCACTCTCAGAATTTTTAAAACAAGGAAAAATTTATGGTACTACAAAAACTACAAAGCAAGCAGATGGTGTTTTTGATAAATTAGGAGAACTTATTACTGGAAATCCTCCTCCAATTGAGGCAATTGATGGAACTTTTGGTAAAGTTTCTAAGGAAAGTTTTTTTAAAAATTTTACAGCTTCAGGAACAAATGAAACACAAGCTAAATCATTAGGTATAAACTTAAAATGGGGTACTTTATTAAATAAAATTTATGGATCTGCTGCATATAGTCCTTTTTCCTTTATAGAAAATAATGAAGAGGGTACTGTTAATTATACTAATGAAAATTCCCCTGCTGAATATGGTAACGCTCATCAAATAATTTCTGGAATATCATCAGATAATGATGAACTTTCTCCTATACCAACTAAATTTTATGCCGGATATGCTGGTGCCTTTAGAGGTGGATTTTGGGATTGGAAGATTGATGCAGATAAAGATATTCAATCTTTTATAACCTTTGGTCATTTACTAGCTTTAATTAATAGTTTAGGAATATTTGTTGAATCAAAAACAAAAATCCTAAATAAAGATGCTACACCTGCACTTTATATAGATTACCACCCTGATAACACAGAAATAGATTTAGCTCCTGTAGTAGCAAGTATTAATCCTTTTAAATGTATAGTCCCCTTTAAACCTATAACACCTTATAAAGATTTTTTTAAGGTTTTATCTATTGACAAACCTACAGTATGGCCTTGGAATAAAGTTCCTGAAAACCAAGGGTTATCATCTCACAATCTTAATAAAGCTGGAGTAGGTAATAAAATAAACGATACATACCCACCTAGTGAATTTGTAGATAATAAAAATAAAGGTAAATTAATGAATGTTTTAATTAACATTGATTTTGCTAGAGATACCTTAAGAAAAACTAAGGATTCTAATAATGATGTAAATTTAATAGAATATATTACTAAAATATTAGCGGGAATTAATGAATCTTTAGGAGGAGTAAATAATTTTAGAACTTTTGTAGATGAATGTGGGTCTGTTTTAAGAATTATTGATGAAAAACTTTTAGAACCTATTACTGACCCAAATGATTCAAGGTTAGTTACTATTCCAACTTTTGGTACTACCTCTATAGCTTATGATGCAAGTTATAGTTCTGCTATAACTCCAAAACTATCAGCCCAAATAGTTATTGCAACTCAAGCACAAGGAGGAGGAATTCAAGATTTTTCAGAAGATGTTTTATCATATCAGTCTTTAAATGCTGGTGTAAAAGATAGATTTTCTTCTTATAAGTTTCCTGCTATTAAAAATTTAGATGGGGTTGACCAAAAAACTAAAGATGCGGAATCCGCTAAGAATGTAAAGTTACAATTAAAATTATATGATCATATATGGACCGTTTATACAACAGATCCTGAAGAGATTAGTAATACAAATTGTAATAATATGACAAGTCCATATATTGATTTATCAAATACTACTTCTAAAAAAATATTTTCAGGAGATGCTAATCAAAATAAAAATAAATCTTCTATATTAATCCCCTTAGAATACACCGTTACAATAGATGGAATAGGAGGAATTTTACCTTATAACGCTTTTAGAATACCTAATAATAGATTACCTGAAAGGTATCGAAATAGAGTAGCATTTGCTGTATTTTCAATAAATCATAGTTTTGAAAATAATAGTTGGCTTACTACTTTAAGAGGTCAAACTATTATGTTAGATACTCCTAAAACTTTATCCACTACCTCTACAGTTGGGGGAGGTGGAGATGCTGACCCACCTAAAATAAACCCGTCTATATCTTTAAGTTATCCTAATGAAACTTTAACAGGAATAACAACTACTGAAAAAGAAGTAACATATACAGAAATTGATAGTCCTGGTGGAACAACAGAAAATTCTAATGCTACCCCTCCATCCCCCGTTTTGGATGCTTTTACTGTTATTCCCACTAATCCTAATATAAATGTAACCCCTTTAGCTCCAAGGGCACAATATCCACCAGATATTATAGCAGCGGCACAAATAATTCCATCATGGGAAAATTATCCTAATGAATCTACATATGAACCATATAAAGATACAGATTATACAGTATCAGAAGGTTTTAAATGGAGGATTGGGTTTGGTACTGAAACTATTACTAGAAATGGAACATTTAGAGACGTATTAAGAAGTGATAAAATAACAAATGATGAAGCCTATGATGATTTTTATAGACTAATAACAACTGTGACAAAACCCTTTGTAATTAGTAAATTACAAGGAAGAGGAATTGACTATAATACTTTAGATGTAAAAGTACAGGTTATATTTTTAGATATAGCTTATAATTATGGTGGGAACCATAGAACTTTATACAATTCGTTTATAAATGCTTATATAGCAGATGGAAAACAAGGGTTAATTAATGAATTACAAAGAAGAGCCGATTTAGGACCAAATCAAGTTCCATCTCGTAGATTAAAAGAAATAGGATATTTAAAAACATAATATGTCATACATACCCAAATCTTTAGTTAATAGTAATTTATACACTTCGGGTGGTGAATTTACTACTACGTCTGGTAAAGCTTATGTTGGTTATTATCATCAAACTTTTAGTGGTAATATATCTACAGGAAAAACTCCTAATAGTCCTAATTCTGTTAAATTAATAGAAAATTACAATCCAAATCCTATTAATAATTATATAGTCCAAACACCTGAAAATTTAAATTATTCAGGTATTCAACCAGCAAACCAAGCATTATATCAATCCTCTGGTGATCCTTTACCTATGTTTCCTATTCTTACAGGCAAAGATTACCAAAGAGGTCAAATAATAAGATATTTTGCTAAAAAAAGAAATGATATTACTCCTAAAATTATAGAAATATCTAAAGAAGCTTATAATGATTTAAATGTAAATGCGGGAAGGTATAACTATGCGTTATGGACTGTAACTCGTGTATTTTGGAAAATTTCAGGCCCATTAAAAGATTCATTAAATTCTAACGGTGTTAAAACATCTGGAATTGTTGATACAAATCAAAGATTAGTAAATACAGCAGAAGAAACTTTTAAGGGTATTAAACAATATTTATCTAATTTAATTCAATTCGCTGCTAAATCTGAATTAATATTAATAGAAGGATTATATACTGGAGGTGACGAATTAACAGATAGAAAAGATAATAGTAATTATATTGGTTATTATCATATTATGGCTGATAAAAAAATTATGGATGGTGCTACACATAAACAATCTACAGGAATAATACTTTTAGCATCTGATTATTTAGTAACAAATTCAATAAATGGTTTAATCCAACAAGCTTTAGGAGAAGTAGGAGCACAAGATAGCGTGGTTCCTACAAATAACAGTCGTACATTACAAACGCAATTAGAAAATAACATCTCTACTACACCTGTAGTAAGACAACCCTCAGGAGGTGGTGGTGGAGGTTATTAAATAGTTATGGAAAATAGGTTATGTATTATATTGTTGAGACGGAACAGCAACTAAAAAACTTACACTGTTCTGGTAATAAATGTTATATTAAGATAATACCCATGAATGATGAATATCATTCTGTTTTGTCATCTCCCTGTTTAGTTTATTTTAAAACTGAAAATAGTAAGGGATATATGTTTCCTATTAACCACAGTGAGGCATTTAAGTTACCTTTTGATAAAGTAATGAAGTGGATAGATTCTAAATATGATCGAATTTATACCTTAAATAAGAAAGAAGTTTTGTATTATTTTGATAATAATAAATTAGTTGACATTTCTTATGATGGAGATTCTGATTTTCAACATTATACTAAGTTTCGTGATAGGATGTATTCTTACTTCTCTCATTTGGAGTTTACTAACTCTCTTGTTCCCATATCGAAGCATTATGAAACAGAAGAAAAAACTTATGAAGATATTAAGTCGTCCTTTTTACAAAATCCAAATATATTTTATAATGAAACTTTACCTAAAGTTTTCAAAGCGATTGAAGAACAAGGAATAAAAATTCATCCGGATTATTTTCATAAACACTTTAAATACAATGAAAAATCATGGTTTTTAAACGGTGAAACCGTGTATACTAAATACAACCTATACAACCTCACCACTCGCCCCACAAACTCATTTAACGGCGTTAACTTTGCTGCTTTAAATAAAAATGATGGTTCAAGAACTGCGTTTATTCCTAAAAATGATTTGTTTTTTGAATTTGATTATGATTCTTATCATGTAAGAATTCTAGCAAAATTAATTAATTATGAACTAGATAAAGATTCTGTACATACTCAATTAGGAAAAATGTATTTTGGCAAAGATACTTTAACTGATGCCGAATATAAGCAATCTAAAGAACAAACTTTCAAACAATTATATGGAGGTGTGTTTGATCAATATAAAGAAATCCCATTTTTTAAATTAATGACAGAATATGTAAATAAATTATGGGAAAAATTTAATGCAGAAAATAAACTAGAGTTAATAGGAGGTAAGGTGTTAGCTAAAGAACAAATATTAAACCCAACACCAAATAAAATACTAAATTATATTATCCAATCAGCAGAAACATATAATAATGTAATTTCTGTAAAAAAAGTTATAGAATATTTGGAGGAGCGACAAAGTAAAGTTATATTATACACGTACGATTCGTTTCTTATAGACTATTCTATCAGTGATGGTAAACACACATTACAAAAAATAAAACAATTACTAGAATCAGAGGGTTATGTTATTAAAGCTGGTTATGGCCATAACTATAATTCCTTAAAAAATATTTAATATTTATGGTAGATTACGAAATTAATTTAGACGATTTGGCAAATAAACTATTTTGCACTTTTACAACTAAGGAAGAATTAGATTCCACATTAGAAACCATAAGGGAACAATACACAATCTTATTTAATAAGATATTTGTTCTTTTTGTAGAATCAACAAATGAGTATGTTTGTACTTATAATGTGGATTCCTTTAATATGTCTAATACTATATTAGATAATACTATTCTTCTCCATAGAAAAAAAGATTCAAACACTCTATACACAATAAACGCCCTTAATGATTTAATTAAAGAATTAAATGAAGGTGTTTTAGATACTAGTTTTAAAGTAAATTGGCAAGATTACAGAAATTGTATTTTGTTAACTACTGGAGGAGAATTGAAACGACTAGATACAAAGGTATACAATATTATTACCTTTTAGCCAAAATTACTTGGTTACCACCCCTTTTTTTATTATATTACCAACAGTTACATTTAAAACAATAAAACAGTTATGGACTTAAATTTATTATCAGGCAAGTTAGAAAAACTTCAAGCCCCACAAGGGCAACAATCCCAACAAAAGTTTGACAGAAGTCAATATTTTTGGAAAGCACCACAAGGTAAATCACAAATTCGATTTGTACCTTATGCTGAAAACAAAGATAACCCGTTTCAGGAAGTATTTTTTCATTATGGAATAGGTAATCGAACAATGATCTCCCCAATTAATTTTGGTGATAAGGATCCAATTGTAGAATTTTCAAAAGAATTACGTAAAACATCTGAACCCGAAAATTGGAGGCTAGCTAAAAAGTTAGAACCTAAAATGAGAGTATTTGCTCCTATTATTGTTCGTGGTGAAGAAAATAGAGGCGTACGTTTTTGGGAATTTGGAAAGCAAGTATACCAAGAACTATTGAGTTATGCTGCAGATGAAGATTACGGTGATTTTACTGATGTAATGTCTGGTTTAGATATGACAGTAGAAGTAGTTCAAGGTAATCCTTATCCACAAACTTCGTTACGTGTAAAACCAAAACAAACACCATTATCAGATGATAATACTTCAGTTGAAACATGGTTAAAAGAGCAACCAGAATTATTCAAATATTATAAGAAATACACTTATGATGAAATGAAAACAGCCCTCCAAGATTGGTTAAATCCAGAAGATGGGGCAGATGATACAAAAGTTGCTGTTAACGCACCACCTAAAAAAGACGAAGGTTACACCTTAAACGTTAAAGAAAAAAAGGGATTTAGCGAAAGCGAATTCGACGATTTATTTAAAGATTAATTTATATGGGTAAGAAAAAAGCAAGCCTTGGAGGTGATATCTCTAAGTCTGTTAAGGGGACATTCTCCCTTAATAATTTTAAAGCAGCTAAAGGGTTAGGATCAACAAATAATACCTTTAAGGAACAAGAATGGATACCATTATCACCAGCATGGCAAGATATGGTTTCATTACCTGGAATTCCTCACGGTCATATTACTCTGCTACGTGGTCATTCTGATACAGGAAAAACTACTGCTTTGTTAGAGGTAGCAGTTAATGCCCAAAAAATGGGTATTTTACCTGTTTTTATTGTTACCGAGATGAAATGGTCTTGGGAACATGCTCAAATGATGGGGCTAGAGGTAAATGTAGAAAAAGATAGTGATGGTAAAGTTTCTGGAATAGATGGTAATTTTATCTTTGCAGATAGAGGCCAATTACCAACTGTAGAAGCTGTTGCAGGATTCATGGCAGATCTAATGAATGAACAGAAAAAAGGTAATTTACCGATGGATATGGTGTTTCTATGGGATTCAATTGGATCTGTGCCGTGTCAAATGTCTGTAGAGAAGGCAAAAAACAATAATGAATGGAATGCAGGTGCAATGTCTACTCAATTTGGTAATTTTATTAATCAAGAAATACTATTATCAAGAAAAGAATCATATCCTTACACAAATTCCTTTGTTGCTGTTAATAAAATATGGGTTGAAAAACCAATAGGACCTATGTCACCTCCTATTATGAAAAATAAAGGTGGGAATACAATGTTCTTTGATTCTACTTTAATTGTTACCTTTGGAAACATTTCCAATTCAGGTTCATTAAAAATAAATGCAGTTAAAGATGGTAAGAAAGTAGAGTGGGCTAAAAAAGTTAAAGTTGCTATTGAAAAAAACCACATTAATGGTATTACAACAACTGGTAAGATTTTAGCTACTCCTCATGGTTTTATTTCTGAAAAGAAAAGTGATATAGAAAAATATAAAAAAGCTCATCAACATGAGTGGGGTAAAATTTTAGGAGATGGTCCATTTGAAGTAGTTGTTGAAGGATCTGAAGCAGAAGATTTTCATAATCCTACTCCTACAGATGAATAAATCACATCAAGCGATACTCGATAACTTGCACGAGGGATCCGATTTAGAGCCCCTACATTTAAATAGTAGGGTGCTCTTAATTGATTCTATGAATACTTTTTTAAGGTCATTTGCTGTTATCCCAGCAATTAATCCTCAAGGTAATCATATTGGTGGTTTAGTGGGGTTTATGAAATCTTTAGGCTATGCTATAAAATTAATCAAACCTACTAGGGTAGTTTTAGTATTTGATGGCCAGGGTAATATTACTAATAGAAGAAACACTTATTCAGAGTATAAAGCTAATAGACAAATAAAAAGAATAACAAATTTTAATGTTTTTTCATCTTTAGAAGAAGAATCAGATTCTGTTTCAACTCAAATGATGAGATTATTAGATTATTTAAAAACACTACCAGTAAATATTTCTATTATAGATAAAATAGAAGCTGATGATACTATAGCATATCTATCTCAAAAATTAAAAGATGATGTTATTATTTATTCTGCAGATCAAGATTTTTTACAATTAGTAAATAAAAGAATTACAGTATATTCTCCAATTAAAAAGAAATTTTATAGACCTCAAGACATTTATGATCAATATGGTTTATATCCTAAGAATTTTATTACGATGAAATGTTTAATGGGAGATAAGTCTGATAATTTACCTGGTGTTAAAGGTTTAGGTCCTAAAAAATTATTCAAATTATTTCCCGAATTAGGAGGTAAAGAAAAATTTACTTTAAAGGAAGCTTATGATAAGTCTACTGAGAAAGTTGAAGAACATGGACTTTATGGTAATATTCATTTATTTAAAAGTCAATTGGAAATTAATTATGAATTAATGTCATTAGAAGACATTGTATTATTAAATAAAGACCAACAGGAATTAGATACCTTAATAGAAACCTCTCCTTATAATTTTAACAAAGCTAAATTTTTAGGGATGTATGAAAAGGATCTATTAGGAAGAGGAATACCTAATACAGAATTTTGGTTATCAGAAGTATTTTCGTATCTTCACAAATATAAGATTAAATAAGTTATGACGTTAAAGAGTTTATCACAATACGGCCCCCATTTTCAAGTTAAGGTGTTAAATTCTTTACTTAAAAATAAAAAGTTTACATTAAATATAAGGGACGTAATTTTACCTTCGTTTTTTGAAAATCAAGCTCACCAATGGATTGTAAAAGAAACACTACAATATTTTGATGAATATCATTTATCACCTACTTTAGATTTTTTAAAAATAGAAGTTAAAAAGATAGATAATGATGTTTTACAAACTGCTATTGTTGATCAATTAAAAGAAGTTTATAAATTAATAAATGAAGATCAAGAGTATGTTGAACAGGAATTTTCTAATTTTTGTAAAAACCAATCATTAAAATCAGCTTTATTAAAATCTGTAGATTTACTACAGGATGGGATGTTTGATGATATTAGATTTACTATTGATAATGCTTTAAAAGCAGGACAAGATAAAAATATAGGACATGAATATATTAAAGATGTTGAAGCACGTTATACTGAAGAAGATAGACAAGTAATACCTACACCATGGCCTGTTATTAATGAAAAACTAATGGGTGGTTTAGGTGGAGGTGATTTCGGTTTAATATTTGGTTCACCTGGTGGAGGTAAATCTTGGACTATGGTTGCTTTAGGAGCACATGCCGTAAAATTAGGATTAAATGTAGTACATTATACTTTAGAATTATCTGAGGGATATATTGGTAAACGTTATGATTCTTATTTCCTTAATCACCCAGTAAACACAATACATTTACAAAAAGAAAAAGTAGAAAAGTATATAGATGGATTAAAAGGAACTTTAACTATTAAAGAATATGCTCCTGGTAATGCTTCTATTTCTACACTTGAGGGGCATATACAAAAAATGACCGATTTAGGATATCCTCCAGATTTAATTATTATTGATTATGTTGATTTATTAAAAAGCAATTCAAATGTTAAAGATGAAAAAGAAAAATTAGATAATACCTATGTTTCTACCAAAGCATTAGCTCGAACTTTAAATGTACCTATATGGTCTGTTTCTCAAGTTAATAGAGCAGGTGCAAAAGATGATGTAATTGAAGGAGATAAAGCAGCAGGTTCATATAATAAAATTATGATTACAGATTTCTGTATGTCTTTATCAAGATTACCTCAAGATAAAATTAATGGTACTGGTAGATTTTTCTTAATGAAAAATAGATATGGTATGGATGGAATGACTTATTATGCTACTGTTGATGTCTCAACGGGCCACATAGAAATTGAGGATACTATCAGAGAAATTGATGAATCCCCAGCTGCACCTAAACAGGCTTTTGCAAATGATTATTCTGAAAGAGATAAAGGAACTTTAAGTAAATTTTTTCAAAACTCTACCAATAGTGCTTAATATATATTATATTTATAAACCCGTTATTAAAAAGTTAATTAACAATCTATGAGAGACATTACTAAAGAAAGAATAGTTTATAAACCTTTTGAATATCAAGAACCCTATGATTATTGGATGAAGCAACACCAAGCTCATTGGTTACATACTGAAGTTCCTATGATGTCTGATGTAAATGATTGGAAACAAAACCTTAATAAAACTGAAAAAAATATTATTGGTACTATTTTAAAGGGTTTTGCTCAAACAGAAACTGTAGTAAATGATTATTGGTCAAGTTTAGTTACAAAATGGTTTAGAAAACCAGAAATAATTATGATGGCTGTTACTTTTGGTGCTTTTGAAACCATTCATGCCGAAGCTTATTCATTATTAAATGAAGAATTGGGCTTAGATAATTTTGCTGAATTTATGGAAGATGAAGCAACAATGGCTAAAATTGAAGCTTTAACTAGTGTAAGAGATGACCATAATGGAGAAGTTAATTGGAGTGAAAGAGCTCGTTCATTAGCTATATTTTCTGCATTTACTGAAGGAGTAAATTTATTCTCTTCTTTTGCTATTTTATTATCTTTTAAATTAAGAAATAAACTTAAAGGAGTAGGCCAAATAGTAGAGTGGAGCATCAGAGATGAATCATTGCATTCAGATGCTGGATGTTGGTTATTTAGACAATTATTAGAAGAAAAACCAGAATTAAATACTCCCAAATTACAAAAACAAATAGAAGATGCTGCTAATTTATCTTTAAAATTAGAATTAGATTTTATTAAAAAAGTATTTGAAATGGGTGATTTAGAAGGATGTACTCAATATGATTTAGTTTCTTTTATTAAACACAGGACTAATACTAAAATGGGTGACTTAGGTTATAAACCTATTGTTAATGATATTGATAAAGCATCAATAGAAAGAATGAAATGGTTTGATTCTCTATCAGCAGGAAAGCAACACACTGATTTCTTTGCATCTAGAGTTACAAACTATTCCAAAGGTGCCCAAAACTGGGACGCAAATGATTTATTTTAATTTAAAAAACAATACAATGAAAAAACTAATTTTATCAATTATCGCAACTACAATGTTATTTGGTTGTGCATCAAAAACAACAACTAAAAAAGTAGAATCTGATCCTGTTACTATAACAATGAAAGTTGTAAATAGTACTGATGCTGATTTTATAGTTAATTGTTCTTGGTGTGTAGATAAAAAAGATCAATCTACTACTGTTAAAGCTGGTGATAGTTATTTATTACAATCAAATACACATGATCCAAGTGGTACAGTATTTACTGTTCATCCTAAACCACCAACTACAATTACTCAACCAGATCCTAGTGAAGGAACGTTTCAAATGACATATGGTTATTGGAATGGGGCTGCTCATGTTACTTGTGATGATATTTGTAATAATTCAAATCCAACAGAAAAAACACATTATACGGGTTGTAACTGGGTATTTGATGCTGCTTTTGCAAGTGGTAAAGGTATAAATTCAGTAGTAACATTCACAACTAAAACTTTTACTGAATAAAAAAATGGACAATACTTTAACAGTAAGTACAGAAAATTGGGAAAAAGGTAAAGATTATCCCGAATTTATGGATGAAATATCCTTAGCTACAATTTCAAAAGGTTATTTACTTCCTGGAGAAACCCCTAAAAAAGCATATAGAAGAGTAGCCTCAGCTGCAGCAATGCGTTTAAAAAAACCAGAATTAGAAAATAAATTCTACAAACTAATGTGGAATGGGTGGTTAGGCTTAGCCTCTCCGGTTTTATCAAATATGGGAACTGATAGAGGTTTACCAATTTCATGTTTTGGTATTGATACACCTGATTCTGTTAGAGGTATTGGTTTAACAAATGCTGAATTAATGAAATTAACTTCTCAAGGAGGAGGAGTTGGAATTTCTGTATCAAGAATTCGTCATAGAGGAACAGAAATTACAGGTAATGGTAAAAGTGAGGGAGTTGTTCCTTGGTGTAAAATTTATGATTCTTCAATTATTGCTACTAATCAAGGTTCAGTAAGAAGAGGAGCTGCTTCCGTTAATTTAGATATTAACCATTTAGATATAGATGAGTTTTTAGAAATTCGCAGACCAAAAGGAGATCCAAATAGACAATGTCTTAATTTACATCAATGTGTAGTAGTAGACGATACATTTATGCGTAAGTTAGAATCTAGAGATTCAGACGCTATGGAACGTTGGGCTAAAATTCTTAAAGCAAGAATGGAAACCGGTGAACCCTATATTATGTATAAAGATAATGTTAATAAAAACAACCCAATTGCTTATATGATGAACAATTTGGATGTTTCTATGACTAACATTTGTACTGAAATTACTTTATTTACAGATGAAGAACATTCATTTATTTGCTGTTTATCTTCTTTAAATTTAGCTAAATATGATGAATGGAAAGATACAGATGCTGTAGAATTATCTACTTGGTTTTTAGATGGTGTAATGCAAGAATTTATAGATAAATCTAATGGTAGAGATTCACTAAAAAGAACACATGCTCATGCTAAAAAAGGTAGAGCTTTAGGATTAGGTGTAATGGGATGGCACACATTTTTACAACAAAAAGGAATGCCTTTTAACTCAATTTCCTCAACAGCATATACTCATAATATATTTTCAGATATTAAATTAAAAGCTGAAAAGGCTTCAAGAGATTTAGCTGCTGAATATGGAGAACCATTATGGTGTAAAGGTACTGGTATGAGAAACACACATTTACTTGCAATAGCTCCTACCGTATCGAATAGCGTTATAACTGGTGGTATTTCTGCTGGTATTGAGCCGTTACCCGCTAATATTTACACATTTAACGGCGCTAAAGGAACTTTTATTCGTAAAAATAAAGTATTACAGGATATTTTAGCTAATAAAAAGGAAGATAAAAATAAATGGTGGGATCAAATGCTCCAAGAAGGAGGATCAGTTCAAAATTTACCTGATACTATTTTATCTCCCGAAGATAAAGAATTATTCTTAACATTTTCAGAAATCAATCAATTAGAATTAGTTAGACAATCAGCTATCCGCCAACGTTACATTGATCAAACTCAATCTTTAAATTTATCTTTTGACCCAAGTGATTCACCTAAGTGGATTAATCAAGTTCATATAGAAGCTTGGAAATTAGGAGTTAAAACTTTATATTACCTAAGAACAGATTCGGTAATTAAGGGAGATTTAGGATCCAGAATGGCTGATTGTGTTTCTTGTGATGGGTAATTTGGTTACCTGAAAATAAGTTCGTATATTTACGGATAAACAAAAAATAAAGGTTATGGCAGACGGAAAATATCCAAAAATACCAATTTCAATTGTATTTGCAACATCAAAAAATTCAAATGCAAAAATTAAAATAAAGACTGTTAGCAATAGAAATATTGATGAACTAATAGATTTAGATTACCGCATACCTGGTATACCTAATAAGGCAATTATCAAAGAAGTAGGTATGGGGAAAATATTCATTGAACGTTATAAAAAGAAGTATGGCATTTAATCCTACCCTATCACGTTCTCGTTTAAAAAAGGAGTTTTCTAAATTACAAAAACTCAATTACAATCAATTTCGATGGTGGAGAATGTATGATACAAAAGTCAAACCATTAGATAATCGTAAACCACTTCGCGATCGTATTTTTAATGGTGATTATGATTTTTCACATTATTGGTATCAAGCAGCATGGGTTGAACATGAACTAAATGATTTGGAAATTGAATGTAATGGTGATAGTGGTTTGTTTGTAGAAAAAGGTGCTGTATTAAGAGCACGTCGCAAACGTTTACTTGAAGATTTTGAAAAAGATGAATTTGATAAGTTAAATTCATTATATAATGAGTTTCCTAAATACTTTCGTGTTAATAAGGAACAAGTAAAAGAGGAAATGGTAAACTTTAGTGGTTCCCTGATTGATTTTTATTATCATATAGATGACAAATATAAAATATTACATATAAGTTATGAACAAATTAAAAAAAGAGGTAGACCTAGAAAAACTGCCTAACCCAAAATTACACCAAATAGTATCTTTTATCAAATCAACAATCCGAATTGTAGCTTGTGTAGCTGGATTATGGGGATGGTATGAAATAGGATTTATAGGATTACTTTTAGCTGAAGTGGTTGGTGTTTATGAAGAATTAGTTTAATTAAATTAGCAACATGAAAAAAATACTTTATTTTACTGCAGCATGGTGTGGGCCATGCAAAACATTAGGTCCAGTAATGGATTCTTTAAGTGGACAAATTAACTTTCAAAAAGTTGATGTAGATGGTAACCAAGATATGTCTATAAAATATGGAGTTAGAAATGTACCTTCATTAATTTTAGTAGATGAATCAGGAGTTGCTAAAGGGAGGTTAGTAGGAATGCAATCAAAAGAAGCAATTTTAAATTTTTATAATGGGTAAATTTCAATCAACAAAAATATTTGACGGGTTCTCAACTGTATTTCGTCAATTTAAAGCAGAAGAAACACACTGTAAATATCTTCATGGTTATGGGATATCATTTAAAGTATGGTTTGAAGGTGAATTAGATGAAAAAAACTGGGTTTGGGATTTTGGAGGTATGAAACGTGCTGAAACTCAAATTGATGGTAAATCCCCTAAAGAGTGGATGGATTATATGTTTGATCATACTGTTATAGTAGCAGAAGATGATCCATTTGTAGAATCGTTTCAATCAATGGGTGTACATGAAGTAGCACAAGTAAGAGTAGTCCCAGCAGTTGGAGCAGAAAAATTTGCTGAATATGTTTTTAATAAATTAAATACCTTTGTTAAAGCTGAAACTAAAAACAGAGTTAAAGTAGTAAGGGTAGAATTTATGGAACACAGTAAAAATAGTGCTATATATGAAGGTTAGTCATGAAGTTCCCCGTTGTTTATTAAATAATAGTCGTGAATGGAATGATTATGATTATTGCCTCCCTCATCTATTAGATAAGGATGAACAATATAAAAACTTCTTTTATGAATCTAAAAAACAAGGACGTTATATTATAATGGATAATTCGCTTCACGAATTAGGTGAAGCATATGATCATAGACGTTTAAGATATTGGATTGATGAATTAGAACCCGATGAATTTATTGTACCTGATGTTTGGATGAAATGTAGTCAAACAGCTGCACAGGCTAAATATTGGAAACAATTTGAATACCCAGAAAAAACAAAATTAGTAGCGGTAATTCAAGGTGAAGATAAAAATGAAGCTTATTTATGTGCTAATTTATTAATAAATTTAGGTTATAAAAAATTATGTGTTTCATATGGTGCAACTTGGTATAATAGTTTTTTTCCTCATACTAATGTAGATATGGGAAAATCATTAGGTAGAGTAAGATTTGTAAATGGTTTACTAAAATTAAATAATTTTAATGATATTAAACTCCATTTATTAGGTTGTTCAATTCCACAGGAATTTGGTTGGTATGATAACCATCCACAAATAGAATCGATTGACACATCAAACCCCATTATGTCAGCTTTAGAAGGTATTAAATATAAAAGTTTTGGTTTAAATAAAAAACCATCTCCTAATATGAATACTTATTTTGATATAAATCATAATGCATTAAATTATAATTTAGTATTAACAAATGTAAAACAATTTCGTAAAATAAATGGATTAAAAAATTATGACAGAAATAATTAAACATATTTTTGGTTTTTGTGGAGAACATTTTCACCCAAATATTTGGACCCTTTTAATAGGAGGATTTGGGATATCAACAATCTTTTCGTATATTATTTCTTATATAAAATGTAAATTTAAAGCGTTTGCCTATACGCTTAGTAATACCTGGCAAAAGAAAAATAAATAAAAATGGCAAAAAACGTCGTAGTATCCTTAAGTGGAGGAATGGATTCCTCAACATTATTACTTAGAACATTAACTGAGTATAATACAGTAACTGCTTTATCTTTTGATTATGGTCAAAAACATAAAGTAGAATTAGATAAAGCCCAAGAATTAGTAGACTATTTAAAAGAAAATGGGCATTATATTACATATCAAGTAGTTAAACTTGATGGATTATCACAATTATTAAGCTCAGCTTTAGTAGATGGAGGTGAGGATGTTCCTGAAGGTCATTATGAACAAGATAATATGAAAGAAACAGTTGTACCTAATAGGAATAAAATATTTGCTTCTATTGTTCAAGCTGTAGCATTATCTATAGCAAATGATACTGAAGAAAAAACAGATATTGCTTTAGGCATTCACGCTGGAGATCATGCTATTTATCCTGATTGTAGACAAGAATTTAGAGATGCCGATGATGCCGCATTTAGAATTGGAAATTGGGAAGCTGATCGTGTTGGCTATTTTACCCCATATTTAGACACAGATAAACTTGGAATATTAAAAGATGGACAAGAACTCATTAAACAATTGGAATTGGATTTTGATGAAGTATACAAAAGAACAAATACCTCATACAAACCCTACCCATCAGGTAACTCTGATTACAAAAGTGCTTCATCTGTTGAAAGAATTGAAGCGTTTATTAATTTGGGTCGTAAAGATCCCGTACAATATGAGGATGAAAGTGGAGAAGTTAAATATGATATTGCGGAAACATATGTAAAGGAACTTTTAGCAAATCATACTGCAGTATTGGGTGATGCTTAATAAATAAATTAAATTTTTAAAAAATGGGGCCGCTTAAGCGGTCTCCTTTATATATTTATCATAGTACAAAAAACAGCTGTAAATGTCTACATTCACTAATAGGACGATCAAGTCTACCTATGATCAGTTATTACATATAGAAAATGAGAGAATTCAAAATGGATTAGGATATACTCGTTTAACTGCTTCACTAGATTTATCAGGTTCAACTGCGCTCACAGGATCATTATTTGTAAGTGGGACAACCGCTTTTACGGGTTCTGTTAGTATGTCTGGAAATTTAATTATAGATGGTACTGCTTCTATTACTTATTTAGTAACTACGTATGAATCTTCTTCTATTATATTTGCAAGTGGTTCTACTAAGTTTGGAGATTCCTTAGATGATACTCATCAATTTACAGGTAGTGTAACCATAACGGGTTCTTTAAATAGTCCTTATATCAGTGGTTCATTTAGTGGGTCATATCAAGGTGATGGTTCTGGATTAACAGGAACAATAACTTCATCACATGCGGTTACAGCAAGTCATGCTATATCTTCTAGTTATGCAGTATCTGCCTCGGAAGCAACATTAGCAACAAATGTATTTGTAAATCCTGATGATAGTGATGCTAGTACAAATTATATTTTATTTGCTCAAGGTACATCTGGAAGTCATAGAGCTAATACAGATATAGGGCTTAATTATGTTCCTTCTACTAATACATTAACAGCAACTAAATTTATAGGTGCTTTAGAAGGGAATGCAACATCTGCAGATACAGCTTCTGTAGTACTAGGTACAATTACCTCAGCCTCTTTTGCTGTTACAGCATCATATGCTGAAAGTTCTTCTGTTAATATTATTACCTCTGGTTCATTTGCAGCAAGTGGTGATGGTCCATTTACAGGTTCATTTTCAAGTAGTTTTTATTCTTTCCTATCAGGATCAATGACTGGTTCTTATACAGGATCTTTTACAGGTAGTGGAGCTCAAATTGTAGGTGTTATTTCATCTTCATTTGCTGAAACTGCTTCATTTGCATTAAACGCAGGTGGTGGTGCTGCTTCAGGATTTCCATTTAGCGGATCAGCTGATATAACAGGTTCTTTAGCAGTTACAGGTACTTTCTTTGCTACTAGCATAACAGAAACCTCAGCTTTAAGATATAAGCAAAATGTATCTAGTTTAGATTCAGTAGCTAATTTATATAAATTACGTCCTGTTACATTTGATTGGAAAGATACTGGGTTTAAAGATATAGGATTAATTGCAGAAGAAGTAGAAAAACACATCCCTGAATTAGTACATATTGATGAAAATGGAGGAGCGGATGGTATAAAATATTCTAAATTAACATCTTTATTAATTAAAGCTGTTCAAGATCAACAAAAAGAAATAATAGATTTAAAAACTCGATTAGATAGTTTGGATACCTAAAATAGTTTTATTATATTGGGACCAATATAAATGGTCAAGTGACTGTAAAACCACTTAAAAAAATTAACATATGTTAAAAAGAGTTGAGGACTATTCTAAAGTTCTCCCAATTGTCGAAGTATATACCGCAGTACAAAGTGAAGGAAGTCGTCAAGGTTATCCTACCATTGTTGTACGTACATCTGGATGCACACATCGATGCTATTTTGGCGAAGGTGGATGGTGTGATTCTTGGTATACTTCTATTCATCCTGAAAAAGGAAAATATGCATTTAATGATATAATTAAAATGTATGATGAAAACCCTCACATTACAGAAATGATGTTAACAGGAGGGTCACCAACTATGCACCCCGCCCTTGTAAATGAATTAACACATCTCGCTAATGAAAGAAATATATTTGTTACTATTGAAACTGAAGGAAGCCATTTTCTTGCTACTGACTATCCCATTAATCTTCTTAGTATTAGTCCTAAGTTTTCCAATAGTATTCCTGTATTGGGAGTTAAGACACCTCAAGGTGCAATTACGGATGAAAAAATGGTCACACGCCACAACAAACTCAGATTAAATAAAGATGCAATTAAAAAAAGTATTGATTATCACCATGACTACCATATTAAGCCTGTCCTTGACAAAGAGCTTTCAATGGTTGGAGAAGTTGAAGATTTTTTAAATGAATTAGAAATCCCTAATGAAAAAGTATGGGCAATGCCCGCGGGGGATGATCGTATTTCATTAATGGAAAGTTATCCTGTAGTTATGGATTTTGTAAGAGATAAAGGATGGAGGTTTACAGGACGTGCTCACATTATGGCTTTTGATACAGAACGTGAAGTGTAATGAAAACATTTTGGAGGGTATGGGCTAAAGCCTTAGGTGAAAAAGTTGGAACCACAAAAGAAGCAGATAAAATTGCTTTTATAAGAACTTTAATAGTATTACAAGCAGTAATATGTAATATTTTTATAGTATGGAATATTATCAGAAATTGGAATGACTAAAGAAGCAGCATTAGAGGTTTTAAGTACAATAAAAGAGAATATAAATACTTGTTGTGCAGTTACAATGGATCCTGATGATGTATTAGTATTAGTAGATATTTTAGAAGAATACATCAAAGACTTTGAAGTTAAATAAAAGGTTATTATATTAAGTTATATTATGAATAAACAAAGAAAAAAAATACACAACGAATTAGAAGTAGTGCAAGAGGGTTTTGCAAACGGGGTAGCTGAAGGTTTTCCTTTAGACCAAAATCAAAAGGACTTAATGATATCGGAAGCAACTGAAGCATATGGTAAATTTTTAGATGCTTTAAAATGTGATTGGAAAAACGATCCTAATTCATCAGATACACCAAGACGTGTAGCTAAAGCATATGTAAATGATTTATGGAGAGGCAGATATACTGCTATGAGTGAAATTACTTCATTCCCATCCGATGGTTATGATGGTGTCATTATAGAACGTAATATTCCCCTAACTTCCATGTGTTCTCACCACCATCAAACAATTCAAGGTGTAGTACACATAGGATATGTTGCTGGTGAAGAAGGACAAGTAATTGGTTTATCTAAATTGAATCGAATTGTAGAATTATTTGGTCGTAGAGGTGCTATCCAAGAACAATTAACCTCAGCAATCCATAATGCCGTAGAAAAAATCACAGAAGGAAATAAAGGTGTTGTAGTAACAGTAGTTGGAACTCATAATTGTGTATCTTGTAGAGGTGTAAAACATAATGGTGCTTCAATGGTTACAACTAAAGCATCAGGGGTATTTAGAGATAATACAAGTTTAGCACGTCAAGAATTTTTTGATTCAATTAAAATTAATAATGGAACACATTCGATATGATAAATTTAGAAGGTAAACAAATATTATTTTTTTCTGATATTGAAGATATTATAAAAATCCTAACTGAAAAAATTAAAAAAATAGGATTTAAACCACCTTTATTTATATATGGTATTCCTAGAGGAGGTTTAATTCCTGCTGTCTTATTATCTCATAGAACAGGGATAGAATATAAACAACCTGTAACTCAAGAAGATGCCTCAAATACTTTAATTGTAGATGACATATGTGATTCAGGAGAAACATTAGAAAAAATTAAAGAAAAATACCCTAATTGTCTTACATTAACATTATTTACTAAAAAAACAGCTTCAATACAACCCGATATTTATGGTAAAGTTGTAGGCGATGAATGGATAGAGTTTCCATGGGAAATGCATACAGCTCTAACAGAAAGAGACAAAACAAAATTTTAAATACATGAAATCTAAACCACCAAAAGGTAAATCAAAAGGATTTGGAGATACAATTGCTAAAATTACCCATGCTACTGGATTAAATAAAATAGCAGATGCTGTTGCAAAAGCAGCAGGCAAAGAAGATTGTGGTTGTGGTAGAAGGCAAAACAAGTTAAATGAATTATTCCCCTATATGATAGAAACAAAAGATAAATCCACCATCATACCTCCTCCACCATTAGATGAATTAGAAGGGAACTATGAAATTTTACAACCTATTCGTTTTACATTAGAAGATGGTAGCCCAATAGATTTAACAGTAGGATCAATACTCCCTATAGATAAAAACCACCCTTTATATAAGGATGCAGAATATTATCATAATAATTCAATAATAAAAAAAATAAATAATGAGTAAACAATTAGACTTATTTGGTTTTAGTAATACCCCCCGAGTACCCTTTGTAGATGAAGTAGAAATATTTAACGCTACATTTGGAAAACCTAACAATTATGAACCCACAATTCCAGAAAAAAAAGAATGGCAATTTGTCTACGATTTTATTCTTGAAGAACTCGAAGAATATAAGGAAGCTTGCGAAACAGGAAACATCGTGGAAGTTTTGGATGCTTTGTGTGATATTGCTTATGTTTCCCTTGGGAATGGTACCATGCTACACGGTCTTAAAAATAAGATATGGCCCGCCTATCAAGAAGTACAAGCATCTAATATGTCTAAAGCATGCAAAACTGAAGAAGAAGCCATACAGACTGTTAGCCAAAGAGCTACAGAGCAAGGTGAGGATTGCCATTGGGAAAAGTTAGATAATATGTATGTCGTGTACCGAACTAGAGATAGAAAGGTCATGAAATCTATCAGTTATTTTCGTCCTAATTTAACTAAATTTTTTAAAGATGAAGAACTTTCTAAATTCAATTAAGAAAGGTTTTTTTCCATTTATAATAGCTTTTTCAGCACTTTCAGTATCTGCATCCGCAGCATTTTATTCTGTTAGTGGTTTGTCAAAACTATTTGCTGGAGCCTCATTTGAAGTAATTATTATGGCTGGTTCTTTAGAAGTAGCTAAGTTAATAATAGCTTCATTATTATACCAATATTGGAGTACTATTAACAAATTACTTAAAATTTATTTAAGTATTGCTACTATAATATTAGTATTAATTACTAGTATGGGTATTTATGGTTTTTTAAGTGCTGCATACCAAGATACCTATAGACAATTAACTATTAAGGAAAATCAAGTATCCTTTTTAGACCAAAAGAAACAATTTTATGAAAAAGATATAATACGATATGATCAGGAACTTGAAAGAATCTCTAATAACATTTCTACTTTATCTAATGCGAAAGTTTCGAACATCCAAGTACGAGACACCTCGGTATCTTCAGGCTTTCGACAAACAATCTCTACTACAGAACTTAGGTTATCCCAAAAACGTATCGAAGTGGAAGAAGAAAACCGACAAAAGGTTCAAACTAAACGAGAAGTGGCAGCCGATTCCTTACAAAAATACCAATTTAAAATCTTAGATTTAGAAAATAATGCAGGAGTAGCAGGTGAATTAGGACCTTTACAATATCTATCTGGTTTAACAGGGATCCCAATGGATAAAATTATTAATATATTGTTGTTAACAATAATATTTGTTTTTGATCCATTAGCTATTTCACTTGTTATTGCAGCTAATTTTGCTTTTGCTCAAGCCTTCCCTAAACGAGAAGAAGATGTTCTTTCTGTTTTTGATAATGATGAAAAATGGGATGATGGAATAGATGAGGCAATTAGTCTTGCTGAAGAAGCTCAAGATAAGATTAATAAAGAAAATAAAAATTTTAATTTAGGGGATTGGGACGAAGATGAAGGTGAAAAAAGAATGAATATAATTGGTAGAAATGGTAACGATGGAGAACACTATGAAGAATTATCTAATAAATACGAGGATACCTCAGTAGAAATTCGTACATTGAAGGATAAGTTATCAAGTATAGATGAATATTTAGATAAAAATGCTCCATATTATGGTAAAAAATCTGAAGTAACTAAGTCTGTAGATGAACCTATAATTGAGAATAAATTACGTTCTGCACCAAAAACACCCTATAATCCGGGTTATGATATATCAGAAGATCATAGAGATCAAGATGATGCTAAAACGTATTGAAATAAAAAATAAGTTATGTATAAAAAGATCTACGAACAAGGTAAAGGTGAAAATAAACACCTTATACACTTGTGGGATGATGATGGTTATAGACAGATTAATTGGAACAATTATGCTTATAGAGAGTGTCGAGAAGAAGATGCTAAATATAAAGGATTAAAGGGAGAACATTTAATACGTACTCATAATTGGGACAGAAACACTCATGGTTTACACTTTGCTGATATCTCAGCTCACCAAAAATTTCTTATAGAAGAATATGGTATTAATGATGAACCATCTACTTCTCATAGAGAAGTATTTTTTGATATAGAATGTGAAATGGGAGGAGCATTAACTGAAGAATACATTTCTAATGCTCCTAAACCTATTACTTCTATTGCTTGGTATGATAAACAAGCAGATTGGTGGTCTATTGTTATTTTAGATAAAAAAGGTATATTAAAACGTACAAAAACTAAAAATAAAGAAATTATACCATTAAGATATGAGGCTGATCTATTAGATACATTTTTAAATAAAATGGAAGAGATAGAACCAGATATTTTAGTAGGTTATAATAGTGATTACTTTGATATTCCTTATCTATTTCATAGAATGTGTATTGTTTTAGGTGAAAAAGATGCTAAACGTTTATCTCCTATCGGAGTTGTAAAATATAAAAAAAACAATAAATATTGGTATAAAAGAGATCAATTTGTAGATATAGCAGGTGTTGAATCACTTGATTATATGAGATTACATAAAAAATATAGTTGGGAAGACGAGCCAAGTTGGAAATTAGATTCTATTGGTGAAAAATATGTAGGAATTAATAAAATCGAATACGAAGGTTCACTTGATAAACTATTTGAAGAAAATATACATAAATTCATTCAATATAACTTTGTTGATGTTGAAATATTAGTTGAATTAGATAAAAAACTCCAATATCTTGCTTTAACTAAAAATTTAGCACATAAAGGTAAAGTTCGTTATAGTGAGGTATATGCTTCTTCAAAAATTCATGATGGTGCTATTTCATCATATTTACTTTCTCAAAAAATTATACCCCCTGGAAGACCTAAAGGGGAAAAAAAATTAAATTATGCTGGAGGTTATTTATTTTGTCCTAAAGCAGGTCTTTATAAATATATGTTTGATGAAGATTTAACTTCATTATATCCCTCAATTATAATGACCTTAAATATTGGTAGGGAAACTATTGTAGGTAAAATAGTAGATCCTGATGATCGTAATAATAGATTAGGATTAAATGATTTAAAAGAAAAAAATCCTGAGGAAGAAGTAGTAATATTAGATCCTAATAGAAATAGTGATAATACCCGTAGAGTAAGTATTGGTCAATTAATTGACTTAATAGAAAAGAATAATTGGTCAGTTGCTGCAAATGGTACCTTTTTTAAAACAGATAAAGAATCTGTATTATCTACTGTTTTAAATAAATGGTTTAATGAAAGAGTTATATATAAAAATGAAATGAAAAAATGTTATAAAGCAGGCAATAATGAAGGTGGTGCTAAAAACCATTTACTACAATATACAATGAAAATTTTACTTAATTCCTTATATGGAGCTACAGCACTAAATTCATTTAGATATGGAATGCCTTTGTCTATATTAAGTGAAGCCATTACATTATCAGGATGGCGCATAATTCAAGAATCAGCCTTAGTTGCTAATCGTCATATGAATAAAGTTATGAAGAATGAATTAAAGTTAGAAGTATAATGGAATTTGAATATATAAAAGATAATGTAGAAAGTCGTCCTTGGGGTATGTATGAAGTATTACTTAATTCAAATGAATGTAAAGTTAAACGGATAACAGTTGCTCCTGGAAAAAGATTATCTTATCAATATCACTATAAACGCCAAGAACAATGGACTGTAATAAGAGGTAATTTAACTATTATTTTAGATAATGAAAAAGTATTTAGAGAACCAGGTGAATCAATTAAAATACCATTAGGTGCTAAACATAGAGCATGGAATGAAACAGATGAAATAGTACAATTTATAGAAGTACAAACAGGGACTTACTTTGGTGAAGACGACATTGTAAGATTAGAAGACGATCATAATAGAACATAAACATGGCATTAACAAAACAAGCATTAAGAAAAGGAATTCACGTAATGGTGGATGATAAACTCGCTACAAAAGAAGAACTTATAAAAATGAGTGAATCTTGGAGCGAAAAACGCGAAATATTTTTTCGTAAAATGCTCCAACAAGGAGGTAAATTTAAATTTGATGGAATCCAGTTTGAAATTAAACTTAGAGAGCGTATATTAAATAGTATAGGACAATCGGACGGAGGAATAGTTCAGGTTCCTGGAGAAAGAACGTTTTAATGAAACATTTAGAAGAAACACCTTGGTATATTTGTGATGAAGAAGACATAAACTATTGTGCTTATGTTGATACGGATTCTAATTATTTTAATGCCGAACCTCTTTTAAATCATTTAAACCCTAATTTTGAAGAACTTTCAGATGAAGAAAAAGATAGTAAACTGGAAAAAATTGCTCTCTATTACCAAGATTATATTAGTAATCATTATGATAGTCTTGCTCGAGATTGTTTTAATGTTAACGATCATAGACTAGAGATGAAAACAGAGGCAGTAATTCGTTCTGCCTATTTTAGAGCCCCAAGACGTTATGCTCAATGGATTACAAAACAAGAGGGTATTAAAAAAGAAGTATTAGATGTAAAAGGATTAGAGTATAAAAAATCAAACTTCCCTAAGGTATTTGGTAATTTTTTTAAAAATGCTCTTGAAGATGTGTTAAAAGGTACTCCTCAAGGTGATATAGATAAACGTATATTAGATTTTAAAAAAAAGATACTACATGACATGCCTATTGAGGAATTAGGTAATCCTACGGGAGTAAAAACATTAAATAAGTATATCGAACGCAAGCCTGTAGGCGCAGAAGCCTTTACAGTTATACGCAAAGGGGCACCTGCTGCTGTTCGTGCTACAATAAAATATAATGACTTACTCAATTATTGGCAATTAAGTAAAAAACATAGTCCTGTAGTTCAAGGAGATAAAGTAAAATGGATTTATATGAAAAAAAATCCATATAATATAGAAGCATTAGCTTATCTTGATTTTGATATGCCTGATAAGATTAGAGATTTTTTAAATCGTTTTGCTGATAAAGAAAAAGTATTTGATACTATTCTATTAAATAAATTAGAAGGATTTTATAGCGATTTAGGATGGAGATTAACCACTAATCCATATGTTAACCAGTTTTTTATATGATTAAAGGAGTTATAGCAGGTGCTTTTGATGTAATTCATCCGGGTTATGTTCAAATGTTTAATATAGCAAGTCTTCAATGTGATAGGTTAACAGTTTTATTACATCAAGACCCTTCTATAGAACGTCCTGAAAAACTAAAACCAATATTATCTTCCTTAGAACGAATTGATATATTGTTAGCACTTAGTACTATTAATAGTGTAAGAACTTATAAAACAGAAGAAGATTTATATAGAATTTTATCTACTTCAAATTATGATGTTCGTTTTCAAGGTGTAGATTATCAAGGTAAAGAATTTACAGGAAGTGATTTAAACATTCCTATATTTTGGATTACTAGAGACCATGGGTGGTCTACAACAAAATTTAAAAAATTAATAGCAGAATCGTTATGATATATATTTTTGATGTTGATGGAACCTTAACTCCATCTCGAGGATTAATTGATCCTAAATTTAAAACATTTTTTCAGTCTTTTATTAAAAAAAATAAAGTTTGGTTAATATCTGGTAGTGATAGAGATAAAACAATTGAACAAGTTGGATTTGATATCT